GACCAGCACCGGGCAGCAAAAACGACAGCGCAATCAAGCCGACGCCAATACCGATTTGACCACCCAAACCACCTGCACCAGCGATTACTGGAGTGATACTGAAGACTTCGCGCTCACTCCATGGACCAATAATTAATGCTGCATTTTGTTCGGTAATTTTTTCTTTTCCGAGGGTTACGCGATAACCAACGCCGTCTTTTTCGCTATCCAGCAGCCACTTTTCAAGGCCGGGAAAGTTGACGCAGAGTGCCTTGAGAGCCTGCGCTGGGGTTTCGGCTTCAAATTGGAAGCGGCACTGGCCGAGCTTTTTGCGGAGTGCGCCGTAGACCTTAACGACTTTCATGCCGCAGGACTCGGGCGGTGCTCTTCAAATAATAACCGCCGTACAGATCACGGCTACTGAGTCGGCCTTGTAGGTGGTGCAGAATCAACTGGTCGCCCAAGTAGACGGCAGCGTGGTTGGGCAGCGGTGATGCAAGCTGCATCAGGATCGCGTCGCCGTACTGCAGTTCTTCCAAGGGGATGGGGTAAAAGCCTTCGTTGGCGAAGTTGTCTAGGTATAAATTCTCACCCCGGAGCCAGAACTGGTCGCGGCGGTCGTAGTCGCTCAGGTTGAGGCCAAATTCGCGGTTGTACCAGTCGCGGCACAAGCTGTAGCAGTCCACAATTCCGAAGACAAATTCGCGTCCCACATAAGGGAGTTCGAAGCCTTCGGGTTCGCAAAAGCCCCACTGTTCAGTCTGTGGGTTGACGATGTGCCAGGGCAGGCCAGATTTTTCGCAGGCAACGCGGTCGGCTTGGGATGGGGCGTGGTTGGTCTTCGGATGGCTATGTACCACGGCCACGATTTCGCCCTGTTCTTCAGCGGCAACGTAGTCAACCGGATCCAGCACAAAGTGTTCGTCTGGTGTTTCGGCCATGTTGCGGCAGGGGAAATACCGCTTGCGGCCTTTGACCACGGCGACCAAACCGCAGGATTCCCTTGGAAATTCCGCCTTTGCGTGCTCCAGGGCAGCTTCTTGGATGGATTTGCTGAGTTTCATTGGGTCAGACCGGCGCCGGGGAAGGATCCAAAGGGCAATTCAGCGACTTCGCCGAAACGTAATTTGCAAGAGCTGAGGCGTTTGCCGCATTTGTCCTGAGCCAAAGTGCCGACCACGTTGTCGTTGATGTCCCAGTAGTTGCTGCCGGTGTAGCCGCACTCGGTGCTGCGGTATTTCCACTGGCAGATGTTGGCGATGATTTGGCGCTTGGGGATCATCACGCCCGCGAGATCGAATTTGCTGGCCAACTCGAAGCTCACAGAGTCGCGGTTTTCGCTCGCCTTGCGGTCCACGTACCAGACCTCATCGGGAAATTTGGCATGTGGGTCTGCGGCGGCTTCGCCATCAAGGTATTTCTTGAGGGTGCGGATGCGTTTGACGGTGGCGCCACCTAGGTCGTTGCCGGGTGTGGTGGCGTTGACCAGCAACAGCAGCGTGGTCATCGTGCCGTCCAGATTGCTGATGGTCAGTGTGGGGCGCGGAAGCGTGCCGGTGTTGCTGTACTCAAAGCCGTCAGCGTTGACGGGCAGGCGGGTGTAAGCGTTGCCGTTCCAGGTGATGTTGCCGGTGACGTTGGCGTTGCAGCCGTTGTGCCAGCGGTAGGTGTCGCTGCTGCCGTGCAAGGTGGTGTCCAGCGTCATCTCAAACAGTTCGATGATGGCGCTCGGTGCCAGTGCGGCCAGCTCCTCGTAGACGCTGCTAATCGCCGTCCAGACAACCGTTCCATCGGTAATGGTGCTGCCAATGTCTGTTGGCCACGCGGGTTGGGTGCTGGAACTGGTGCCAGCCGTGGCGCACTGGAAAACGAGGCCGGATGCCTGCAGGCTGCTGGCGCGAACGATGTCGCCAACGGCGTATGCGGTTGAACTAGCCCAAGCCGAGTACGCCATCAGGGTTCAAATACTTGGCGGAAGGTGGCCGTAATCGTATTTACGTTGGCGTAACGCAGATCACGCGACCAACTCTCCACAACCCACTTGTAGGCCGTCGCTTCATCCAATGGCGTCCAATCAAAGCTGGCATTGTCAGCAGCGCGTGCATCAAAGAACGCCTCAATGGCATCGGCATCCGTGCTGTCCTTGGCTGTCCAAGTCAAATTCCAAATGCGTGGATTTTGATTCAACCCATAGGTCAGACGTTGCTCGTAGCCATCACCAAACTGCACTTTTCGTACATTTGGTTGGCTTTTGCGTGATGCACCGAAATCAGGCGTGGTGCCGCCCGTGCTGGTGCCAACAGTGGCGTCGTTGAAAGTAGCCATTACGCGAGCAAGCCTCCAGGACGTTTCTGCTTGATCAGTTCTTGCTGAACGGCGATGCCGATTGCCTTGCCAAGTGCATTGGCTTGCTGACCGTTGCCTTCAACGTTGCTGCCATTGGCATCGACATTCACCACAACATTACCGACCCCGCCACCCTTCATGGTGACCGGGATAGTACGACCGTCGGGCAGAGGCACGTAGGCTTCGGGGCGACTTCCTTCGCCAAACATTGCAAGCTGCGGGCTGGAGGCGATACCACCGCCTGCATAACGGCGAAGCTTGAGCGGACCGCTGCCGGTCATAACGCCGCCCATGGCAAATCCGAAACCGCTAGTGAATGCCAAAGGATTGAATCCAACGCCGCTGGCATTGAACTGAGAAACATTGGCAAGGGGTGAGCCAAGAGAAGATGCAGCGGCTGGACCAAAGCCAATTGCGCTCATGATGCTTTTCAACACAAATTGCTGAATAATCATGCGGGTGGTGTATTCCAGAATTTGAACGGCAAATTCACGGAAGTTATACGTGCCATTGACAAGCAGTGAAGTGATTGAATCCTCAACGCCTTTGATGCCACGCAGGCTAAGCTCAGCCATTGCGTTCCTAACGGTGCCAACGTTGTCGGCGTAACCACGCAATCCATCGCCCAAACCAGCAATGGCATTGTTGTTGTATTCAAAAGCGCGAGTCATTGCATAGGTTTGATCTGTAATACCAATAAATGTGTCGGACAAGCCTTGCCAGTAATCACTCATTTTTTGTGCAGCATCACCGGCTGCCAAGTTCATTTGACTCTCATTAAGATCATCAATTGCTTGGACAAGAGGCGTGACATTTAAATCACCACCAGCTTCTTTATACGCCTTGGCAAGATCAAAAATTTGCTTAAGCAGTTGTTCCGTTTCTTTATTGGCTGAACGAACGGCTTTAGTGTAATTATTTTCAAAAGCTTCAAAAGCACTACCACCAAGTAGCCGAGTTTCCAGTGAAACGTCCTCAGTCGTTTCTCGTATTTTTTTGAGAAATTGTTCGCTTTTGCGATAAATATTATTTCTTTGTTCAGCTAGGCGAGCTTGCAATTTTGCTGCTTTTTCCGCAGCCTTGTCTGTTTGGGCTTCTGGTTGAATTCCAGGCAATCCCTTTGGTGGTTCACCTGTTCCGGTTGCCGCTGCTTTTTCAGCAGCACGTAAAGCAGATACTTGTGCAAAAGTTTCCGTGCGACGTTTGACTAAAACGTCATATTGACCTTTTTCAATTGGTCCAAGACCAGTGCCGCCTTTTCCTCCAAGTTTTTCAAATGCTTGAATTCTTTGATCTGTTACATTGAGAATTTTTTGCAAGTCATTAATTTGCCCTTGCCTGCCCCTGCCGAGACCAAAAAATTCATTTAACTTTCGAACCGCCGCATCAATTGCGCCAACAATAGCCGCAAACGTATTTTGAAAAGCTGCGCCAATTGGCTTAAGCAAACTGCCAATGCTTTCATTCAAGCGAGAAAGAGAAGTACGAAGACGGTCGCCAGCAGCGTCTGGACCATCGGCAATAATTTTTGCATTTTCCCCGTATTCTGCAAAAAGTTTTTCCGCAAATTTTTGAAAATCTTGCAAACTTACTTGACCATTTTCAAGAGCTTTGTCTAACTCTTGAGGCGTTTTGCCCATTGACTGAGCAAACAAACTAAAGGCACCAGGTAAACGTTCGCCAATTTGCTGACGAAGTTCTTCGGCTGAAACCTTGCCTTTACTGAAAACTTGGGACGTTGCAGTTAGCGCAGAATCAAGTTGCTCAAGTGAACCACCGGTGCCGCGAATACCGGATGCAATGCCCTTGAAAGCAGTCTCTGCATCTCTAACATTTCCGCCAGCACCTTTTACAGAAGCAGTTAATTGCGTGAATTGACGAGTAAGAATCTCTTGCGGAATTGCAAAATCACGACTTGTTTTATCGATAAATTGCAGGGCGCGACGATATTCGTTTGTGTCTTTGGTGACAAGTTGCAGAGCTTGGCGTTGCTTGGCGATTTCAGCGGCATATGTTGCAGCTCCGCCCAACGCTTGCCTAGCCATCCCAACTTGTGCGCCAATGGCACCACCAGTAGCGGCGCCTAAAGGACCGCCAAATGTAGCGCCAATGCCAGCGCCCAATAGACCTTCAATGCCACCAAAAACGCCAGCAGCGGAAATCGTTCCAGCGGTTCCAGCAATTTGCCCAAGACCCAATCGCCTTCTTGCGGCAGGAGGCAATGCAGGACCAATCGGTTGAGCGTATTGAGTACCTACAGCACGAAACTGCCCTGTACCACCAGCAATCAATGCTCCAGTACGCGGATCACGAGTACCTAATACCTCCCCTGCATAAGCAGCACGCTGCTCCATAATTGCTCGACGACGAGCATCCCGTGCTGCCTGAGCATCTGCTTCACGTTGTTGTTGAGCAATGCGATTTGAATAATTGGGCGGCACAGCCGGACCAATCGGTGCGCCATATTGGGTTACACCTGCAATACCTCTATATGCGCCAGTTAACGGATCACGGATTAATCCGGTAGTCGTCCGCATGGCTGCTGCAGCCTGATTTGCGGATGTTGCAATATTTCTAAAGTTTGTAGCAACTGTTGTCTGTACGCCT